CAATGAGCAGGATTTAGAGGATTCGTTTAGCCGCAACTCGACGGACGTATTCGAGACCGAAAGCCTATGCCGTTGGCGGGCAGCTCTTGACAGTCCGTTTAATGTCGAGGCGTTCGATAATGGCCTAGATTTAACCTTGACGATGGACCCAACCTTGCCGACTTGGATGGGATTAGATCTAACCTTTAACCGGACTGAGGCTTACCTGGTATCGGCTCAAGAGCACGTCGACGGCTTGCGGATATTCCTACATCGTTGGGTTAAAGATAACGCGATAGGCGAGCGGGAACTTGCGTCCGAGATCGCAGTATTAGCCCGGCAATACAAGGTTAAACAAATCGCCTATGATCCAGCAACGGCGGGATTCGTTGCCCCGCACCTACAAAGAGCAGGGATCAGGATGCAGGAAAACTCTTGGGGATCGGCTTATTTCGCGACCTTATGCGATGTCACCGCGTCCGCGATGAACGCCGAGCGACTAAAGCATCCGGGACAATCAGAGCTCCGAGATCACTTAACCGCGTGTGCTAGACGGCCCGCATCGGATGGGGGTTGGCGCATCGCCCGCCGGGCTAGTCAAAGTCCGATCTCCGCCGCCGTTGCATTGGTCCTAGCAGTAGGACACGCCGAAGTCCCCCGGACGCAAATTGTCACCGCCGTCGGATAGCATTAGTCGAAGTTCATGGGGAACTCAGGCAAAACGCTCTCGTCTTGGTGAGGGCGTTTTGTTTTGTAACGACTCGCAACAGATCGTCCCATTAGTTGCACATTAGAGATTTACTTGTTGCAATAAGGTCGTGGGATTTTTTAATGCAACTCGCATAGTAAACCCGTTGCCCGTTGACGGCGACTTACAAGTACGCTCGTCGGCGGGATTCACACGCGAACTCGAAAACCTTTACAGTTTCCCGGGTCAACTCCCGAACCTGCGATACGTCACACGAGAGCAAGCTATGACGGTCCCGGCTATTGCTCGAAGTCGCAACATCCTCGCAGGCTCAATCGGTACGATCCCGATGGAGTCATACAACAAAATCACCGGGGCCCGGATTGTTAACCGGACTCTAATCGTCCAGCCTGATCCAGCACTCCCCCGAGTAAATACGATCACTTGGCTAGTAGACGATTTAATTTTTTACGGACGTGGATACTTACAAGTCCTAGACGTATCACCGCAAGATGGACGCCCATTCCGAGCTCGCCGTATTGATCCGCGCCGCGTTAATGCAACGATCGACAGCTCGGGCACTTTAATTACTGGGTATCAGGTCGACTCTAAAAACGTGCCGTCCTCGGGCTTAAGCTCCTTAATAGTCTTTAACGCGATCGATGAGGGCGTGTTAGCTCGGGGCGGCATGACTATCTCCAGCGCGATAGCACTAGAGCAGGCAGCCTACAACATGGCGTCCGAACCCGTTCCGCAGATGGTCCTACTCAATGAGGGTATGAACTTACCCGCCGATCAAGTATCGGCAGTAATGGACACATTCCGCCGGGCACGTCGGGAACGCTCCACCGCATACGTCGAGGGTCCTATCAAGCTCGAAGTCGTCGGGATGGACTCGGCCCAAATGCAGCTAGTCGAGGCGAGGCAGCATCTATCGTCCGAGGTTGCTCGCCTAATGGGTATCCCGGCTTGGTACCTAAACGCGGAAAACTCTAGCTCGACTTATAGCAATATTATCTCCGAGCGACGCTCGCTTGCGGATTTTGGTTTGCGAAATTATTACACCGTTATCGAGGATCGCCTATCGATGGACGACGTAACTCCATCCAACCAAATTGTAAGATTCGATCTCGACGACTTTTTACGAGGCAACGCAGCCGAACGCGTCGAGATGTCTATAAAGCTTTACGACTCCGGGATCATTACACGCGACGAGGCTCGGGAGTTTGTTGATATATCACCGGCAGGCGTCGAGGATGCTACCGATAACGGAACTACACCACCATCACAAACGGAAGTGACACCAATAGCATGAGATTAGATTTTAGTACGCACATCACCGCCGCCGACGCTAAGACTCGTACCATTTTTGGGCAGATCGTACCGTTTGGACAATCAGGCGCGACAAGTTTAGGTCCGGTTATTTTTGAGGCTGGATCCCTGCACATTGGCGAAAACGTCAAGGTCCTACTTGAACACGACGGACGCAGGCCCGTTGGCAGACTTGTAAGCCACAGCGCAAACCCGTCCGGGATTATGGGCGAGTTAAAAATCTCAGCTACTACCGCCGGGTCCGATGTATTGGTAGAGGCAGCCGATGGCCTACGCGATGGCATCTCCGTCGGGGCAAACATTATCGAGCACACAGTTAAGGACGGCACGATCATCGTATCCGCCGCCGAACTTATCGAGGTTTCGCTGGTCACAAATCCAGCGTTCGACGCAGCCCGCGTCACTCAGGTCGCGGCGTCCGCCGACGACCCAACCGAAATAGTCGAGGAGACTAAAATGACTGAACAACCAATCGAGGTTATCGAGGAAGTTGCCGAAGTTGAGGCATCAAAAGTCGAAGCCTCGACATACGGTAGCCCAATCTTTACACAACCTCGCGAACTGCCAGCACTAACCGCAGGCGAGTACGCGATGAAAATGCTATCCGCCCAGCGCGGAAACCGCGACGCGATTGACTTCGTAACCGCCGCCGGTGAAGCAACAACAACAAACAACGCCGGACTAATACCGGTGCCATTCATGCGCGAAGTTATCGGAGTAATCGATAGCTCCCGTCCATTCATTGACAGCATCGAACGCCGTCCACTACCAGGCGCCGGGATGTCATTCCGTATCCCTCGCCGTATTGTTGCCCCTACGACTGCCGAGACTCCAGAGCTCGGAACCCCGTCGGATACAGCGATGCAGGTCGACGATCTAGTAGTTGACGTCGTAAAGTTTGCGGGACAAAACCGCGTATCGATTGAGCTCTTGGAACGTTCCGACCCGTCATACCTTGACGAAGTCTTACGCAATCTTGCGGCGAGCTACGCTCAGCAAACCGATCTTTACGCTTTCACCGAAGGCATAGTAGGTTGCGGCGCATCAGGCGGCACCGGTTACGTGGCAGCTATCGCGGACGCTATCGCAGACAGCGCGGCAGTAATGCGATTTAACCCTAATCGCCTACTCGTAGGATCGTCTCAGTACGCGTCAATCCTTGCCGACGTAGACGATGCAGGTCGCCCATTGTTTAACGCAGTAGGCCCAACACAAAACGCAGCCGGCACAAACGTAATGAGCCGAGGCAACGTAATGGGCTTGGATCTAGTTACCGATTACAACATCGGCTCTACTAACATCCTTGCCTACCCAAGTGCATATGCGGCGTTTTACGAAAGTGGAACCGCTCAAGTACGCGTTAACGTAATCGACACCATGACGGTAGAGATCGCCGTTTATGGTTTCGTCGCATTGGCGAACAAGTACCCAACAGCTATCAGAGCAATCACCGTTAGCTAGTTGCCCCCGCGTGATGGGGACCGTTTGGTCCTGATCGGTCCCCATCACACCCACTCGAAAGGATACAAAATGTCACTCATCGATATAGACGACTTCAAGGCCGTCCTCGGTGTTGGCGATATTTACCCGGACGCAACCCTTGAGGGCGTCATGGATTCGGCCGAGTTGGTCCTAAAGTCTTTCCTAACCTTGCATCGTGCCGGCATCGTTGCCGTTGATATCACGAGCAACCTCGCCCGCTTTTACACTCGTGCAGCTCATGGGTATAGCGAGGGCCAGCAGGTAACAATCGATCGAGTAGGCGCACCGTTTGACGGAACCCACACGATCACCCGAGTTTTTACAAATCAATTCCAAGCGACCATCACACACGCCGACGTTACCCATAGGCTAAACGTGCCTGATGGTAAGTGCGTACTCCAAGGCCAAGAGACTTATTTTGACGATATCCCACAGATACGCGAAGCCGCGTTAATGATCGCCGTCGACCTGTGGAACGCTCGACAGAGCGCGCAGGGCATCGCTAACGATGCAACATTCGCTCCGGGTATTCCGTACCGCATGGGCCGAAGTCTCGTCTCACGCGTGGCAGGGCTTATCTCGGGCTATCGTGATCCTAATAGCATGGTAGGATAATGGGCGATATCAGTACCGCTCGCAACGGGCTCAAAGATGCGCTAGAGGCAACGGGGTATATCGTCTATGGCTACCCCGCCGAAAACATGACGACGCCTTGTATAGTCCTAGTACCCGGATCGCCTTACATCCAAATCCGCTCTATCTCAAATGCCCCAAGATTATCCGGAAGTTTCGACGTGACTTTATGCGTGGCAGCTAATGATAATCAGGCCGCATTGGTTAACCTTGAAACTATGATCGAAACCGTCCTAACGAACTTGCCGCAAGGCGTAGGAGTGGGAGATTTTAGTCAACCCAAAATCGTGCAAGTCGGACCGTCTGACTTGTTAACTACCGACATCACTTTTGATGTCACTATATAAGGAGCCCTAAATGGCACTTGAGTACGTAACCGGGCGGGACCTTTCGCTCACCATTGACAGCGTCGTATATAATGACGTCGCATCATCCGCAACACTAACCGTAGTACCTAACCAGCAGGTACTCGAAACACTAGCCGGTCGCGCTTACAAGACGATCGACTACACCGCAACCCTAGACGTAGAGTTGTATCAAGACTGGGGCAGCACCTCACCGGCATCCGTTTGTGAAGCACTATTTAACGCAGCAGGATCCGGTCAGGATACTCCGGTCGCCTTTACCCTAAATGCGAACGGCGCAATTTTTACCGGAGACGTATTCGCATTACAGCCAACCGCAGGCGGCGCAGCTACCGACGCACTAACTACCTCAGTCTCGTTCGTGGTAGTCGACGGCGCAGTTTCCCTAGCATAAACAAAGGATCGGGACCAAAATGAAAATCAAAATAAAAATCAATCACCAAAAAAATGGCGAGGTCACACTCGTCACGCTACCGGCGGACCTAATGAAATGGGAACGCATGACGAAATCGAAAATGACGGACCTGTATGAGGTCCGCCGAGTAGATGGTGAGGAGTCCGTCAAAGTTAATATGGGATTCGAGGATCTTATGGTTATGGCGTGGAGTGTGTTAAATCGCTCTAAGCAAACCGAGGACAAGTTTGACGCATGGGCCGACGAGCTTGACGAGATCGAGTTAGTAGGTATCGACGAGACGGACCCCACCCAACCGGCAGCATCGGACGAGTAATCGCCGATCTTGCCGTTGCGGGAGTTTTACATATTCCGATAAACGAGCTTGACTGGGAGTTATTGGAAACTATTCAAGACATCGGGCAAGAGATGGCGAAAGGTGGCAAGAGGTGAGTTACGACGGAAGTGTGTTCGTAGATCAACAAGAGCTCCGGACCCTGCTCGATTCACTTGGATCACTTGAAAAAGCAGCCAATCGGGATATGCGCCGGGAAGCCGGATACATCGCCGATGAGATTATGGTGCCCGCTATCAAAGCCGCCATTAACTCGCACACCGGACTCTACGCAACAAAGTTAAACGCCTCGATCCGTACTAAACAAGATCGCATCCCATCGGTAAGGGTAGGCAACTCCAACAAGTTTAGCTCCCGAGGCAACGTCACAAACCCTAGAGCAAACACCGGACGCGGGGCC